TTAAAATAAATACTGTGACTGATATATTAAACAGCCCTACAACGACTATAGAAGACGATGGTGTGCCTTATACGTTAACGAATACTATCTTAGCAGGAAGCAAGGTGACTGTAACAGTAGATACTGCTGCGGTTGTTAATCTTAATATTACAAAAGCGTAATTTATGAAAAATTACATAAAAGCTGGAGGTAGTTCTAAAATTGGGAACTATATTAAAGCAGTTGCAAGTGGTCCTTTATTAGACCCTGATGCAGCGGCATTTTTAACGGCAGCATCTATAACTGATAACACTCAGAAAACTGCTATCAACAATTTGGTAGTTAATTTGAAGGCTGCAGGAATATGGAGCAAGATGAAGGCAGTATATCCTTTTGTTGGCGGTACGGCTACAACGCACAAGTGGAATTTGAAAGACCCACAAGATACAGATGCAGCGTTTAGGTTGGTGTTTAATGGTGGTATGACACATAGTTCAAATGGTATTCAATTCGGTGGAGTAAATGGTTATGCTGATACAAAATTAAATATGTCAAGTAATTATACTGCAAATGATAATACACATATTTCTTTTTATTCAAGAACAGCAAGTGCAAATAGTTCAGATTTTGAAATGGGAGTTTTTAATGGCACAACAACTACCGCAATTACTTTAAGAAGAGCAGATGTATCTAATCAAAGTCTTTTTGTAATAAATTTTAATGCTTATATTACTTACATAGATTCTAATGCAGCTGCATTTTATATTTCCAATAGATTGGGTACAGATATGAATGGTTGGAGAAATTCTACAAAGGTTACATCAAGCGTAAGTACAGCAATTACAAGACCATCTCTTAATATGTTTATTGGTAATTTAAATACTTCTGGCTCTCCAAATCCTGGTCTATGGTCATCAAGACAATGTGCTTTTGCATCTATCGGTGATGGCTTAACAGATACAGAAGCAGCAGATTTTTACACAGCCGTACAGGCATTTAACACAACTTTAAGCAGACAAGTATAAACTAAAATAATATGATACAAGTAGGACTTTTAACAGAATCGCAAAAAGATAGCTTAGTCGGTCAGCTTTATGATGATGACAGTTATTTTAACCCTATTCAGGATGACTTCGACCAATGGGTTATCAGCACAGAAGAAATTGATTTTTGTGTAAACCCTGAATTTCAATGGGTAAAAGAATTACCTTTAATAGAATATGTACCTAAACCAGCACCACCATTCCCACCAATATAAAAACTAAAACAATGGATCAAGATACTTTAAAATTCGTAGTAGATACAACAAACTACTTTACAAAAAATCTGCCTTACATATTACAGCAAATCAGCATCTTAAAACCTTTAATTTTGGGTTTAATTTTTTTGCTTACAGTTGACTTTCTGACTGGCATACGCAAAGCAAAACACAAAGGAGATCAAATAAATAGTAAAGGTTTCCGTAAAACGCTTGGCAAATTCAATGACTATTCATTGGCAATTGTATCAAGTCAAGTTTTTACTTGGATGTTTACATTGGATTTTACTTTATCTTATTATGTTGCTTTGTTTGTTTGTGGTATAGAGTTAAAATCTATTTGGGAGAATGTATCTGAGACAACTGGTGTTGATATAGTTGGCTATTTTAAAGGGTTTATACCTAATCCAAAAGATATGTTTAAAAAGAAAGACAAAGATGATAATTAACAACATCTTAAAAGTTTACGCAAAGGGTAATATGATCATATTCATAGACCCTGACTTCGGGCTGATGCAATCAGTACCAAAGGGAAGCGTTCGTGTTTACCCATTTCAAAGCCCATTTATCGGTTTTGAGTTTGTAGATATTAGAACAATGCGACCAATTGCTCAGATAAAAGATTGGTCTAAAGTTCAAGATTCTTCAGGTGTCGCTTGGGGTTCAAGTTATACTGATACATTAGAAAAATTATGTTTGTTTTTAGACATAGATGTTGCACCCGCTGATGCAATTGATATACTTTATGATAATACTACAAGTGGTTTAACGGCAACTAATGTACAAGATGCCTTAGATGAATTAGTTATTAGTTCTTTTATTACTGTAGAATTGATTGATGCGCTTACAGTTGACTTTTATGCTTACTATGATTTGAAAATAAACACAATTGATGATGTTTTAAACTCGCCAACTATCACAATAGAGGATGATGGCGTTGCTTACACCCTAACTAACACAATAACAAAAGGCAGTAAAATAACAGTAACAGCAGATATTGCCAGTGTTGTAAACCTAAACATAACAAAAGTATAATGCTTTTTCGCCCAAAAATCGCAATTAAAAACGATACAGAAAGATTAGCATGGATAGAGCTGATCAGACAAATAAAAAAAGCAGGAGTAGTTAATTATAGCAATGACAAGTCACCTACAATTATAGAATCTGATGAATCACTTGTCTATGAGCTGAAGTCTACAACTATAAATACAAAAGAGAAGTTAATAAAAGAATGTAACATAGACACCAGCATTTGGGATGTGTCATCTTTCAGAGTATCGACATGGCAACAGAAAGAAAATGGTGAACAACTCTTTGCAGTACGTTGTGTTTTTAAAGAGAAAAAAGGCATTTTCAAAGACGACATTCTAAAGTCTATAGAAAGTGGCATGATAAAAAGAGTAAAACCCAAGAACGTAAATTTTAAAGGCTCAGACAATAATAACACAGCAATAATAAACATCTTTGATGCACACATAGATAAGGTAACCCTACAAACAGAAACTGGCGAACATACAACAATACAAGACAACGTTAATAAGTTTTATTCAATGTTTGAATATCTGCTAAAATTAGCAGCTAAACCCGAAAGGATAATATTTCCAATCGGGAATGATTTTTTTAACGTTAATGATAGCAGAAACACAACAAAGAAAGGCACGCCACAAGATACAAACGTTAATTTTATAGATGCTTTTGAGATAGGTCTAAATCTGTTAATTGATTGTATAGATAAAGCTGCTGAAGTCTCTGAGGTTTATATTCCTATAGTCGCTGGCAATCATGCCGAAGATCTTGAGTACATCTTAGGTGTTACCTTAGAAAATATTTATAAAAACGTTGATAATGTGCATATAAATTATAGCCGACAATACAGAAAATATTATCAATTCGGCAAAAATATGTTTATGTTTGCGCATGGTGATAAGGTTAAGAATAAAATTAAAGACATACCTCAAATAATGGCAACTGAAGAGCCTAATCTTTGGGCAAATTCTAAATTCAGATATGCAATATTCGGAGACATACACCATGAACAGACACATGATCTCAGAGGTGTTAAGGCTATGTTTTTACGCTCAGTATCTCATCAAGATAAATGGCATCATGCAGAAGGTTATTTCAGTACAAAGACTGCCTATCTGCATATTTTTTCAGATTGTGGTCATTATTCAAGTGTAAATACTATCTCATTGTAACAAAAAAGCCCCTATAAGGGACTTTAATATTAAAATGGATAGTCAGGTTCACCTTGTTCGTTTAATTCTCTTATAAGCCTTTCTATTAGCTCGTCTTCTTTCATTCGTCTACATTCTTTTGTATAGTTATCAAAAATATAGAGATTAGGTGCAAGTATTTCGGGTTCTGTCTTTGTCCCGTTTGCATAAATTTCTAATATCTCCCATTCGCCATACTGATCATCAGGCACTTCATCTCTGTAATACTGACGTGAAGGGGGAGTAAAACGAGCAATTACTTCGATTTCACACTCTCTCACCCCTTCAAAATATTCTTCATATAAGAATGCGTTATAAATATCTGTTCTCATGACTATATTGGTGTTGAAGATGAAAGAATAGTTTTACCTGTTTCAGCTTCGAGCCTTTTTATAATTCTCGAAATTTGATGTTTTGGGTATTTACCCTTGATAATCTCTTGTTTTACGATTTCACCTTCTGATGTATAGAAAGTGTACTGAGTCCATGTTTTCATACTTTTTGAATTTTAATGTTAACAATGACACAAAGTTAATAGTTTATTTTAAATAAAAAAATATTAAATAGTTTTTTTTAAAAAAAAGGCTGAGTTTTACCCCAGCCCCGAAACAACTAACAATTTTTAAATCTATCAAAAACATTTTTAACATTATCAACTTGATCGTGCAGACTGTCGTAATAGTCCTGAGCCATGCCGACATAAAGTTTTATCAATTCTATGTGTTCAGATGTCACTTCAACAGGGTATATGCGCATTCTGTCTTCAATGTTTGGAAACTTTGCTTCAAAGTCAAACATATCTGCAACCTTATTAAAAAAGTCTATTGGCACTTCATCACCCCAATCGCCACCTTTGTCGACATACATTATTTTAGCTTGTCTGTATATCTGTTCATCTGAAGGATTCATCAAAACACGAATAACTGCACCTGACTCAATCTCGCCAGCTTCCAATTCATTTATCAGCATTGCATAACCTCTTATTTGCCATTCATAGATAGCAGTCTCTTTTTCTTCATCAAATAGCTTTAAACCTGTCGGGTCCCATACATTCTTTTGGTCAAAAACAAATCTTTTAGTTTTCCAATCATATCCTGAAGTTACAAGATAGTCATTCTCTAATCGCTTCTCAGGGGCTTTTGTTGCGAATGGGTAACCGAGATATTGACCGACCTCACGAATGCTTCTCTGCTCTAATTCTTTGCCTTTCTCTGTATAGACATTTGTAAAGGCTACATGATAATTAAACCTATCTTTGATAAACTCTTCTTCAATATAGGTCTTTGCGCCTTTACTGAGTTCTGGGTAGTAAATTTTGTCACGCTTTTCGATAAGGTCTTGAAGTTTTTTAGACTTGCTTCCTTTGGCTTCAAGTTCTTCAAGTTCTTTTTGTTGTGCATCGGTTAATGGTTTTGTGCCTGGCATCATTGCGCCTGTCATCAATTTACCGAAGCTACTGCATCTTAATTTCTTTTTCATACTTTTTGGTTTTTAATTTTTAGTTTTTCAAATATTCAATCTGTTCAGGATATAAGTCATAAAGAGCAATAACATCTTCAACAGTACAATTGCCTGCTTCAATCTCATTCTTTGCCTGTTCAAGTTGTTCTTCAGAGATAAGTGGCAATTCATTTACTGGTTGGTTATCGACATATTCGACAACTGTGCCATTCTCGTCTTTAATTA